CCCGATAACTTTAGTTACTTCTTTTCCTTGGAGTATTAGTTCTTTTGCTTCGTCGCCAAAAACCCAATCTCTATCTGTATAACCGATTAACTCATCTGGATTAGAATGGAATTTATAGATGTTCATTGCTGTATGTTTCTAATTTCCAATTTATCTAAATTAGATTTGTCTAAATAATCTGTCGATGAAATATTGAGTGTTAACCCAACCATCAAATCATCTGGTAATTTTTCAATTGCTGAACCATCCAACCACAAATCACCCTCAACATCTAACCCTTTTGGCAATTCGGTAATTGGAGTTGCGCTTAGATTTAAATATCCATTAACCTCGAAGTTCTGTGGCAATTCGGTAATTGTAGAATGGTTCAAATCAATACTCTTCCCAACGTGTATGTCGCTTGGGAGAAAAGATACACTGGTATCATTAAGGAACAAATCCCCCCCAACATATAAATTATGACCAATATACTCAAGACCAATATTCCTACTGGCAACTATCGAACCATGTACTGTTAAATTATTGGGCAATTCGTTTATGGAAGTATCCGCAATTCGAAGATTGCCCTCTATAGTTACATTATCACCAATCGATACGAGCGATGATGAACTCAATGACAAATCACCCTTTACTAAAAGATTAGCAGGGATGTGCTCATTATCTTCACTACTCAAATCAACGTTTCCATTTATTACTTTGAGTGGGGCACCAATCGATAAAAGAACCCCTACTATTCCAGCATCTTCGCCGTCCCAATCAGAACCATCCACCTCATCAGGAATATTGGTTAACTTAATCAACTCGTCTGGATTGGAATGGAATTTATAGATGTTCATTTGTATCTAATATTCCCTTTAACTACCAATGAACTTGGTAAGTTGTTTGTATCTAAGTTAGGGGTGCTGTTAATCCATAAATTCCCACCTACTTTTAAGTTATCAGGAAGTGCAGTAATTGGTGTACCATTGAGGTATAAATCCTCGTGAACAGTTAAGTTATCAGGAAGTGCAGTAATTGGTGTATCATTGAGGCCTAAACCCCCACCTACTTTTAAGTTATCAGGAAGTGCAGTAATTGGTGTACCACCGAGGTATAAAGCCCCTTGAACAGTTAAGTTATCAGGAAGTGCAGTAATTGGTGTACCATTGAGGTATAAAGCCCCTTGAACAGTTAAGTTATCAGGAAGTGCAGTAATTGCTGTACCAGTGAGGTCTAAACCCCCACCTACTTTTAAGTTATCAGGAAGTGCAGTAATTGCTGTACCAGTGAGGTATAAAGCCCCTTGAACAGTTAAGTTATCAGGAAGTGCAGTAATTGGTGTACCACTGAGGTCTAAACCCCCACCTACTTTTAAGTTATCAGGAAGTGATGTTATTTTTGTACCATTGAGGTATAAAGCCCCTTGAACAGTTAAGTTAACAGTTAAGTTATCAGGAAGTGCAGTAATTGCTGTACCACCGAGGTCTAAACCCCCACCTACTTTTAAGTTATCAGGAAGTGATGTTATTTTTGTACCACTAAGGCCTAAATACCCTTGAACGGTTAAATTATCAGGCAATGACCGAATTGGTGTATCATTGAGGTCTAAATCCCCGATAACTTTAGTTACTTCTTTTCCTTGGAGTATTAGTTCTTTTGCTTCGTCGCCAAAAACCCAATCTCTATCTGTATAACCGATTAACTCATCTGGATTAGAATGGAATTTATAGATGTTCATTACGTCAATCTATTCCAAATCTTCTGTAGCATTGGGTACATGTCACTGTACCTTACCTTACCCGTGCGCATTTGTAGCATTAACCAACGTAGATTACGTATCTTATCAAACGATGACATTTCATCATATCTACGCAGTTGTCTTCTAGCACGTTGGTGGTCTGATGTCCAACCCTTGATTGTTCGCATCATTAATAAGAATAACTGATGATAATCATCTTCATCGACTCTACCACCTGACATATCACGCAATATTCGTTTGATTCTCAATTCAGGTATCTTCACATCGTATCGAGTCACTAACTTATCAGAGTACTGTTCTTGGTGCATCAACAAAGTAATAGCGTTGTACATATCGGGTTGTGTTGTTCTGAACCCTTTGAAGTCAGATTGGCGCATAATACTACGTGCGTATTTAACTGCACTTGCTCTATCTTCGTGCCATATAATATTAAGCGCGAAGAACATATTAACCAATAACAAACCTAAGTCATCTGCTTTAGTTCCATCGACAAGATTTAGATTCCTAAAAATCCTTGTTTCATTCAATTCATCAAAAAATTCAAACTTACTCATATTCTTTAAACCAATCTTGTGTTTCGCTTCTATGTAAAAATTCCAATGTACGTGAACCAGTTGAACCTACACGCATAGGTATATTTCTACCACGCATATTTTCTAATCTTTCAGTACTTTCATATGCAGGTTCGTCGCTTAATCTCACCTGATGGTCGGATTCGTCAATGTCTTTGAACCACTCCCCGTTGAACTTAACCCACGTACTATCATCACTTGCTAATATAAACTTAATAGGAACTATCCTTCCAGGTTGCATCATGTCATGTGGTAAGTAATCACCATAATCAACAATTTGTTTCTCTTCAGTTGATTTCAATAGACTTAATGTCATTAACTTAGTAAAGTACTTTAATGCAATATTAGAATTTGTTTGCTTCGTATTTGCTAAATCTACTAACTGCTGAACTGCTTTGTCAGACAAACTACTTGGTGTAATTTCCATATCAGTATAAGCGATTTGCTGTAGTAATTGTTGAATTATCGATTGATTGTCAGGTTGTTTTAATTGTGATACTTTATCATTCCACTTAGTAAGCCATTCCCTTGCTTTGCTTCTTATTCTAGAATCTTGTAACCCACGTGCGATTGCATGATTGACATCCATTGTACTAAGGCGGTCACTGATTGTATTCAAATATACATCGGTGCTCTCAGTTAATACTTCATTGACTTTCATTGACTTTTTTCAAACTACGTTGAAATTTGCGACCATCTCTGGTTCTGATTGAATTAAGGAACTTTCGAGTCAAGTTTTCCGCTTCTTCTTCAGTATATGCTTCGGCAACTAAATCCAACAATCTTCCTGCACTTTCTATTAAGTTTTCCGCACGGCTACAAATAATATATTTTTTATCACTTGCAACATACATAGATTCCAACTCTTCCAATATGCTTCTTGTGTTATTTTGCATAGTACACCGTATCCATTTACTAATTATATATACTGTATTTATTATGTTTTGATACTATTCAAAAGACTTTGTAACTTGGCACTTTTGATATCTGCGTCAACCTTCGGCGATTGTTGTAAATTGTTATTGGAACTCGTTACACATGGTTTAATGTTATCCATTACTTCACCTGCCGTTGGTACATCGGATTCTACTCCTGCATCCGTGATACGCAGGGTGTTTAAGTCAAATTCTAAATCAATCTTTTGACCGACACCAGCACTAGAACGAGTCTTCATTAATTGCAATTGGTATCTCCCTTGTTCTCGCATGGCACGACTAGTGAAGATTCCAAATACGTTATCTGCCGTATTGATTTTAGAAATACCACCTGATATATGACTGTGGTCAAATTCAACTTCTTCAACTGCACTTCTATTCAACTGCGATGCAGTTACCATAATAATATCCAACTCCTTCGCTAAGTTGCGTATCTCTTCTGATACGTACTTATCTTTTACAAAAAGATTTTCTGGACTAACCTTTGTGCCAACCGGCATCAATAAGTCCAAGTAATCAATACACATACAGTCGATTTTGGTATTCTCTTGTATTTCTAACTCCTTTACATACGACCGTATGTCGTTTACGGTACTCTGTGCTGGCATGTACTTGATGCGTAATTTTCCAGACTTCTTTTCTATCATTTTTACCTTCAATTCAATGCTATCCAACTCCTTGAATATTCGACTAGATGCAGTATCTGTCATCATTGCATCCATACGCATACTTGTTAAATCTTCACTCAACTCCAATGTTATGAATACGCAGTTCTTATTGCTCATGACCCAATTAACCATAAGATTCTGCATGAACAAGGATTTACCTGAGCCCGAACCACCTGCGAAGATTTGAAGTTCGCCTTTGTTAAACCCACCATATAACTTTTTATCTAACATATACCAACCTGTACTTATTTGCCCGTTATTATCCTTGATTGACATTAATCTTGCTCTTGGGTCATCAAAGTAATCAGTACCCATATCCTTTGTCAGGCTAATCTGTACTGCGTCCTTAATTAACTTTTCAACTGGGTCGTACTCCCCCTTTTCTAGTAGGTCAGCACTTGCCAAAATTGCTCTCTCTAATTCTTGCCTACGTGTGAATCCCTCAAATTCATCCAAGAACCAATCGTAGTGACCATCATTTAGTTCAGGCACTGGTCGTAGGTTGGTGTGGGTTACTGCATTAATTTGTTCAATGGTAGGTAACGTACCATGCTCAAGTGAGTGTTCGCTTATCATAGTGGCAGCATCCTGCAACGATG